ACAATATCTTATGGATAAATTCGTTAAAGAATGGAATCAAATGTCTAAAGTTTATGGCGTCAATGAACCTATTGATAAAGGCCTTATGACTTGGCAGGTAATGAATCTACACGTTTATGAGAGGCATTTCGATCTTGTCAAATAATCCTTCTAAATCCTCAAGCGGCTGGCGCAGCTACGCCGACACTAATACTAAATGGAACCATAGATACCTAGAACTTGCTGCGCAAGTCGCTAGTTGGTCTAAGGATCCTTCAAGTAAGATAGGTGCCGTTGCAGTCGGAGATAAAGGTCAAATCTTATCTCAAGGTTACAACGGCTTTCCTCGTGGAGTAAATGATTCAGAGGATCGGTATAATGACCGACCTACTAAATATAAACTAGTGGTACACGCTGAGATGAACGTCATCTATAATGCCACATATAACGGAGTATCTCTCGATGGATCCACTATTTTTGTTGTTGGTCTGCCTTGTTGTTCTGACTGCGCTAAGGGTATAGTACAGGTAGGAATCAAAAAAATTATAATGCCCTCTCAGGATATACCTGAATCTTGGCAGGATTCTTGGGCATTAAGTAAATCTATATTTGAAGAAGCTGGAGTTGATTATGAGTTCTGTGATTACAAACCCAATATCTAATATACCTGTTAATGAGAAATCTCATGTACATGGATGGACACAAATTTGGCGAGATCAGTTAGGATCTGCTATAAATCATAAGTGCACACCGGCTATTAGATCGTTTAGTACAGTATACATTGATCACGGTGCTAACTTTGGTGGCACATTAAACCTTTTTGGAGGTGCTACTAAAGATATTTTTGATCGTATTAATCTAGTTGCGTCATGTAAGAGTATAGTATCTCTTGATCATGATATGCCAGACTACGGTGCAATGCTAAAAAAACGCATTGGTGCTAATACAACATACGAAGGTATTACCGAAGAATGGTGTGATATGCTTAGTGCAAGACTAGCTAAGGTTTCTTCGATTAAACAACATGACCTAGCATCAGTGCAAAATTTGCACTTCGAAACCTTGGAAGGAATTACAATTGGAGATAGTCATACAAGCGCTTTCAGCCACCGCACTGATGTGGTGTATCGTAACGATGGTAAAACTCTACACGGGGCACTTAAAACCGGGCTTCGGTCTCTCTTTAGAGGAGAGTCGCCGTTTGGTAGAGTCACTCTATGTTTGGGTTCTATTGATATTAGGCATCATATATTACGACACAGTGATTTCGTTCTTGAAAACCTTATTCGTGAATATGTAACACAGGGCTCTGCATTAGAAAGTATGCATGATTGTGAAGTCTTTTATGCAGCTCCTGTCCCAGTTGAGTTCGAGGAAAGACGTATACCTAAATCAGGATTCTACAAAAAAGAACCTTTCATTGGAACACAAGAACAACGTAGCGATTTAACTAAACGATTCATTGATGAGTTAGACAAGCAGTCTAATGGTAAAGTTATAATGCCACCCGCTGATTGGTACACTATGAATCCTGAACTATATGCTAAAACATACATGGAGCATGGATCATCTTTCCACATTGCTCCACCATTTTATCGTAGAAACGACTGGGGAGTAACAGGACTTGGCGCATAACAATCACGTGACCGATGGAGTAAACAAAGATGTCGGACCTTTATATACAATTGACGATGCAAGAGATGAATTTCTTTATCTTGCTTATGATTGGGAAGATCCTAATCCTCCACCTCGTGTTACCGTCCATGATGGTATTAGGGTTGTCAGGGATGATGACTTGGTTGGTAGCAAAGTCCGCGGGGGTGACTGTCTTATCTCTTCGCTCCCTGATCATATTGACACCATTGTTTATGTTCAACCTCGTACTGGTCTTGCTGGTGTTTCTCTTCTGGATGTAGCAAAGCGTCATGGTAAGAAGGTTAGACTATTCATGCCTTCTTCTAAACGTATCTCTACACATCAAGCTTGTTGTATTGAACGCGGATGCGAATATGAATTCCATCGCATTGCAGCAATGCCTAACCTAAACTTGATTGCAAAGAAATGGGCTGATGCTCATCCTAATGCATTCTTTGTCCCATTAGGATTAAAGCATGAGATGGTTACAGCAGGTATTGTAAAGGTTGCATACGAAAATATAAAAGAACCAGATGAGGTCTACTTGGCCACGTCCACGGGCGTGCTCTCACGGGCACTGCAAATTGCTTGGCCAAATGCCAAGTTTACTTCTGTCTGTGTATCACGTAATATGAAAGCCGGTGAGCTTGGTGTTGCTAAACCTATATCAGAACCACTTGCATTCCAGCAATCTGAGAAGAAAGAAAACCTTCCACCATTTCCAAACATTGATACCTACGATGGTAAAGTATGGAAGTATATACCTAAGAACAGTGATAAAGATATACTGTTCTGGAACGTAGGTGCTGAACCAGTATTACAAGATGAAACTATATATGATCGAATTGATTCGTATAGGGATTGGGTGAAGAATGAAACAATGGTTGAATGAAGAAGCTATCGATGTATTTTCAAAGTATTATTATCCACGTGCACAATGGCTACAGAACAATGTGAACTGGGGGAACTCAGATTACAATTCAGATGGAGCTGATGAATACGTTAATGATCCGTTAATGCAAACTATCGATATCTACGATTGTTTCACACGTAATGCTGCAGGATTTTCTAATGTTCCTCAGGACCTATGGTTTGGATCTAAAACTCCAAAGTGGAGATGGCAGTCTGAAGAACGTAGAGCATTAACCTCACGAAATGATATTATTGATTGGGATGTAAAAACCTGGTTATATGTATTCCTGTGCCATAGAATTATGGGTTCAGGTGCTTCATTTGAAAATGACCATGGCTATCGTAACAACGTAGTACAATTCTGGGGACAATTTGAAACTATCAATGAGATGGCAAATAACCTGGTATTCACAAAGGCGCAAGGAAAATCGATGTTCACATCCATTGGTAACCAACCACCTGCTCCAAAGAAAGGTACTTCTAACGTCGATTTCATGGCGCGTGAATTACCACGATTGATAAATAAATTCACAGAATGGTTGCTAAAGGAAACCCGAGGCCATAAGGATATCGTTGATTACCTTAACGCCTATAACCAAGAAGTAGGGCATAGAAAGTTTAATTTCGTATATGCCGCCTTTTCTATGGATTGCTCTGATTACTTCCCACAATTTGTTAAAGCCGATAGTCATACCTATTTAGGTAATAATGCAGTTCGCTGTATGAAAAGACTGTCCTCGGGATATAAGCCAGATGATTTTATGAACCTCTTAGTAGAACGTACTGGAGGAAGGGCAAAAGATCTAGAAGATGTGATGTGTGACTTTGTTCGATTCGGTCAGAATTATGTACCTCGTGGAAACGGTACATTTGATCATGTGCCAGCAACACTTACTAACAGCTCAGGCTGGGAGTCAGGTTGGGAACAAAGACAAGGTACACCGCCAAATAAAGGTGTACAACTCGATGAATTTATGGTATAATATACCTAATGAATGAAACTAGTAGGAGAACTATATGTCCGTAATGGATAGACTTAAAAAGAATTCTAAGGTTAAAGGTACGGATGTACTTTCTAACTCTAAGCTTTTCAAAAATAGAGACGTAGCATCTACGCCAGTGCCGATGATTAATGTCGCATTGTCTGGATCCGTCGATGGTGGTTTAGCGGGTGGCTTGACAGTCCTTGCTGGTCCATCGAAACACTTTAAGACATCGTTTGCATTGCTTATTGCTGCAGCGTATCTTAACAAACACCAAGATGCAATCATGCTATTCTATGATTCAGAATTTGGTTCACCTCAAACATACTTTGAATCGTTCGGCATTGATACATCACGTGTATTGCATACGCCTATTACAGACGTAGAAAAGCTAAAGTTTGATGTGGTATCGCAGCTAGAATCAATCGAAGATAACGACAAAGTTATCATAGTAATCGATTCTATTGGTAACCTTGCATCTAAGAAAGAATTAGATGATGCATTAGATGAGAAATCAGTTGCTGATATGACCCGTGCGAAAGCACTTAAAGGTCTGTTCCGTATGATTACTCCATACCTGAAGATGAAAGATGTTCCTATGTTGGCCATCAATCATACTTACCAGACTATGGAAATGTTTAGTAAGGCTGTGGTATCCGGTGGTACTGGTATCTACTATAGTGCTGATAACATCTGGATCATTGGTCGTCAACAAGAAAAGGTTGGCAAAGAAGTTAAAGGTTACAACTTTATCATCAATATTGAGAAGTCTCGATTTGTTAAAGAGAAGTCTAAGATCCCCGTGTCCGTCACGTGGGACGGTGGTATCGAAGCTATGTCAGGTTTACTTGATGTTGCACTAGAAGGTAACTATGTAGGCAAACCTCAGAATGGTTGGTACTGTCGTATCGATCGTGAGACTGGTGAGCTTGTTGATCCTAAGTGCCGTGAGAAAGATACTCTGTCTAAAGACTTCTGGGATCCTATCTTTAAAGAAACTGATTTTGCTGATCACATCAAGAGTCGTTATACCATTGGTTTGAAATCAATGCTAGGTGATGATGATGAAATTAGCGATGTACAATCGGAGCCAGATAGTGTATAATATAACTGAGAACGACTACAAATTTGTAGAGCGGGCTGAAGATGTTATGTATACTGTTGAGCTTACTACTGGTGAATGGAAGGGTACCAAATACCAGTATGGCAAAGTCAGCGCAAAGGTCGAATCGATCACCGATGACGAAGACGGTATTGCATCACTATCTTTTATGTGGACGTTGCTGGATGGAGACGAATCTGTTAAAGAGTCTCCTGAATTTCAGAACTACATTGGAGATGTGCTTTCACATATAATTCAGAACGCATTTGATACTGGCGAATATAAGATAGGAAATGATGATGACAACACCGAACGTACCAACGACAATCCTAAGGAACCTCTTAACAAATGAAGAGTTTACCCGTAAGGCAATACCTTTCCTAAAGAAAGAGTATTTCGAAGGTTCGCAACGGTTCGTATTCGATGAAATATTAAACTTTGTTAGTAAGTATAACAAACTACCTACACCTGAGGCGTTATCCATTGAGTTGGATAACGCTGGACTTCCTGAGCAAACACATATCCAAGCTCATGAAATTGTAGATACTATCAAGACGCCAGTCAAAGATGACGAAGTATGGCTGCTTGAACAAACTGAAACATGGTGTCAGGATAGAGCAATCTATCTTGCTATCATGAAATCGATTGAGATTATCGATGGCCGT